ATAGATAAAGAAAAAGAAAGAGATAAAGAAAAGAAAGATATTGTGCCGGACAAGTCCGACACGATACCTTATCAATCGATTCTCGCGTATTTAAATCAACAGGCTCAAACATCTTATCGAGCCACTTCAAAAGCTACACAGCAATTAATCAAAGCTCGTTTCAACGAAGGCTTTACAGAACAGGACTTTTATAAAGTCATCGATAACAAAGTGTCTACGTGGTTAAACAATGAGTTTGCTAAATATTTACGACCACAAACTTTATTCGGTACAAAATTTGAAGGCTATTTAAACGAAAGGGTGAAAGGCAATGAAAACGTTCGAGGAAGTAATGGCAGCGCTACAGGAGAAAGCGCACCAAGTCTCCGAGGATTCTGCTCAAATTGAGTATAAGTGCAACGTTTGCAAAGACGAAGGTGGCTGGATTGAAGAATGTGAGCCGGTTACGTTTTATTCAACAATCGAAAAAGATGCAGATGGCAAAGTTATCCTAGATGAATTTAACAAGCCGGTTTATAAGCGTCAGCCAATGAAAAATGAAAATTGGGTTTCATGTAGTTGCCAACAGCAAAAGCAAATTGAACGCCTTGTAAAGAATTCACAGATTACGGCTGAGTTCCAAAAGAAAGGCTTTAAAAATTTTGAAGTAGACGATCACGCACCGATTGTTTGCAAAATGCGCCGAGAGTCATTGAAGTACTACAGCAACTTTGCTGACATCCGTCATGAAATGGAGAACAGCATTGCACTTGTTGGACAAGTCGGCTCTGGCAAAACACATTTACTATCAGCGATTGCGAATGGTTTATTACAGCAAAATATTTCGGTTATGTATTTTCCTTTTGCAGAAATCATGGAAAAGATGCGTGAGAATGAATTTGCGCTGAAAGATAAGCTCGTACACCAAGCACAGCAAGTCGATGTTTGGTTCTTGGATGATTTATTCAAGCCTGTAACCAAAATGGTGAATGGCCAATCAAAAAAAGTACCAAGAGCGAGTGAATGGGCACAAGAGCGTATGTACGAAATCATTAACTATCGCTACTTAAACAAAAAGCCTATTTTATTGTCGTGTGAGTTGGATTTTGAAACGCTGCTACAAATCAACGATGCCATTGGCTCACGTTTATTCGAAATGTGCAGCAGTTACTTGGTGACAGTGGCTGATGATCCGTACTTAAACCATCGCTTGCGCAAAGTCTATCATGCATAAGCCGCTACGAAAGATTGTGCGAGCCAGTACACGTTATGACCTACAGCTCAAAGTACAAGATAAAGAGCTAAGAGGTTGGCGACAATTAGGTGAAATGAAATGCGAAGGTTTTTATGAGGGAGCCTTTGCGGTGTTAATGGAATTTCAACGGGGCAGGTGATTTTTGTGGAGACAGTTGAATACGCATTGTATAAGGGCGAGGCATTATTGGCCATCGGTACGCTAGAGGAAATCGCTGCTGAAAGAGGTGTAAAGCCGCGCACCATTTACAACTATTCTATGCCAGGGCATATTGCGCGCATGGAGGAACAGAAAGCGCTAGTATCGCATAAATTGCATGCTAAACGTGTAAAACGGGGCGTATATAAGGTTTTTGACGATAATAGTCTAATTGGTGAGGGAAACCTCAAACAGCTCGTACAGCAGACAGGAATCGATGTTGAGAAGCTAAAAAACTTATTTTACGGAGAGCCGCCGAAGATTCGGAAGAAAAATTATCAAGTGGCGGTTCGATTGGAGGGATAGGGAATGTGCGCACCAATAATTTTGGAAGCTGGTATACGAGTTGCTAGCGAAGCACCTAAAGAATGTAGCTATTGTGGTGAAGAAAGTAGTCGTCTAGTGATTAAACCGCAAGCATATGCAATTGAAGGTGAAGTAATGGCCAATATAAGTTTCACAGACCAAGCTACATGGCTTTGCTTAGAGTGCTTAGTATGTGACATTGAAGAGTCATAGGAGAGTGAAATATATGCTTAAAATCCGCTTACATGGCGAGTTAAAAGACATTGAATCGTTTATTCAAAAATTAAATAAGCAAAAAGAGTTACGTGTTTTGCAGCAGTCGGTACCATACAAAGACAGAGGAAAAAGCTTCTATCATCGTGTTTACCTAGATGTTGAGGAGCGTGAGGGTTAATGCAGCAGCTATCCATATTTTCGGTGCTACAACAAATTACAGATATTGAGCTGATCACGCGTAACATCGAAAAATTACAAATTGGGGATTCAATTATTACGGTCACTTGTGATATTGAACGAAGCGAAAAAATGCTGACAGTTCGCGCCAACGAATTTGAGGAAACATTTAAAACGGGAGCAGCAGCGTTAATGTATATCAAAAATTATTTCGAAAATGGACCAGAATATATATATAAAGGCATCAAACAATAAAGTCTGATGCCAGGCCGAAGAAGTGGTAGCCGCCACTTCTTTTGTGCGTTACTATGCTATATACCCACAACTATTATAGCATAGGGGAAGAGAATATGAGACTACAAGAAGTACAATTAGATAGTGCAAATAACCTAAAATTGGATATAATGAAGCTACCACCAACATGCGTGATTGTTATAAGTGACGGTAAGGCCAAGTTAAGCGAATTACCAGCTTTTGCGGAGACAAATATTGTGACACATGGAGGAAAGGTGAAGAGAATCAGATGGAATGAGGGAGAAGAATTTTAACGATATAATTTAAGGAGGATTTAGCGGGAATATGGATCGATTATTTATAGCTTCGATAATCACAGGTTTTTTTTTCTAGCAACTATACCAGATCTAAGTTCGATAATAGATTCGGTTGTTTTATTATGTTTGGCAATATTCACATGTTTATTTACTATTGGTGTAATAGCAAGTGGACAAGAAATAAAATGGTTGAGTAATTTGGGTAACATTTATATATTCATTTCTGTACCATTGTCAATAGCTTTTAGCTTTGTATTGTATGATAATTTCACTGAAAAAGAAATAGTAGAAAATACTACAAGGCTTACATTAATAGCTCTATCGATATCTATTTTGTCCGTTTTAATTGGAGAAAGAAAAATTTAAAGATGTAAGGAAGATTAATTTGGGGAATCTAAGTAAACGAAAAGATTTAATTAAATTAGACAGAATTATGACATTAATTAAGGATTGGTGGTTAATAGTTGTTGTTCTTTTGATTATTTTTACGTTAGCTGGAATGTTTATTTTAAGTTTTATTTATAGTAAAGATAAAGAAGTGACTTTGGATTTAGTTAATTCGTGGGTAAGCCTTATTTTAGGAATAGTAGCTACATTATTAAGTATAATTTCTATGTTTTTAAGTTTTTATAATTTAGAAAGAACTAATGAAATTAATGAAGATAGTTTAGACAGTATGAAAGAATTACAAAAAAATGTAGAGGCCACTTTACAAAAAATTATTGAAATTGAAAAAGTAGTTGGAAAAAAATCACTAAGTACAGGAACAGAAGTTGCTTATGATAATATAGTAGGTATGGATAATGGATTTGAAAGACGAGATCAAGAAAGGAAATAAAATATGTTATTTTCATTTAATAGTTTAGTATGTAATAGTGTAGAAGAAAATGAAGAAGGATTACCAGAAATTAAGGGGATATTTACCGAAATTAAGATGGATAAAAAAGAGGAATCTAAAAGCTTTGCTATAGTTAATATAGGGTCAGTAGCTGGAGAAGGAATTTATAAATTAGTAACAGTTCTTAGATTTAATCCTAAAATTGAAAAAGATAAGATTCTTATGGCAAGAATTATACACGAAAGAGACGTTAGCGGTTCTGAAAATGAACCTAAAAATATTATTAATATAATCAATATACCGAATAAAAAATTATTGAGACAAGAAGGAACTTATACAATAGAACTTTATAAAGTAACTAATTCAAATTCTATAGATGGTAAAGATGTATTTGACATTATTGATGGAAAACGGGAATCGGAACTTCTATCTTTTTATAGTATTACAGTAATAGAATAAATAGATTTCAGTCCCACCAGCCCTCTGGAGGACAACGAATGTTAGTAGCAAAACGCTGCTTTCATTTGTTGTCCTCTTTTTTATTTGTCCAAAAGGAGATGACAGAATGAATTTGTTAATCGAATACAAAATGACGTTAAAAGAAACACAGCAGTTACTGCAAAAAACGCAGATTAAGTTAGGAAATACGGAAAATGAAGAGCAACAAAATCTTTTAAAAGGTGAAATGGTCACAATTCGTAGTTGGATTAGTAATTTGAAGTATGCGATTGAATGGATGACAACGTGCCGACAACCGGGTACAACGCGTGGTGTTGAAAATCGCGCAGGATATGAACGAGAAGTTAGTGTGGATCCGTCAATTCTACAGCAAGTAATTGAAGGTGGCACTTTAGTATTTGAGCATGAATCAACAGAGCAAGAAGTGGAACGAGAGCAGCATAAGGAACGCATTGTGAAAATGATATTGAAAGTGCTCAACAAAAAGGAACGTGCTGTATTTGTATTGGCAGCCAATCAATATACGCATCGAGAAATTGCGCAAACATTAAATATGAATCGTTCAACTGTACAGAAAGTTTTGGCGCGCTGTAAGGAAAAAATACAAGCAGAAGGTTGGGTAATACTATGAGATTTGTACAACCAATTAAAGACAAAGAGCAGCTACAAGAGTTCGCGGATTATTTATACGCTAAGAATGAGCGCGACTATATTATGTTTATGCTTGGTGTGAACCTCGGATTGCGTGTTTCAGATATTCTGCCATTGAGAGTAAGAGATGTGCGTAATAAAGATAGCGTGAAAGTGTTTGAGGAAAAGACCGGTAAGTTTAATCAAGTAGTCATTAATTATGAATTAAAAAAAGCATTGGAGCATTATATCAAAGGGATGAAAGACAATGAGCATTTGATAAAGAGTCGGAAGCGTACTAAGACTGGTAAGCAGCAGCCAATAGATCGTGTGCAAGCATATCGTATATTGAAGCAAGCGGCGAAAGCAATTGGTTATACAGGCGACATTGGAACGCATTCATTACGTAAGACATTCGGCTATCGCTTTTATCAAAAGTCTAATCAAGATGTGGGTGCACTGATGCGTATCTTTAACCATGATGACCAGACGATTACATTACGATATATAGGGATTGAACAGGAGCAAGTAGATAATATCATTATGCATCTACATAAATAAAAGTATTGAGTGCGGTTCGTTGTTGATATAACAGCAACCGTTATCTTTTGTGCTTATTCTAATACAACATAACGAGGGTGCTTGTTACATTCAAATAAAACTTTTTTTAAGAATGTTGATACATCAAGGTTTGTAGCCATGTTAGTGAATACAACACTCTGCTAGATATGTTACATTCACGCGGTATAGGTATGCAAGAACACGTATATAGTGAAAGGAGCAATCCTTTCGACTAGAATTTTCTCCCTAATTAAACGGCTATTAAGTATGTTAGCAAGGCTTAGTAGCTGTTTTGTATTGATGAATAATGAACAAACATATAAAGGATGGTGCGTATGCTAGAGCATACACATGAAGCTAAGAAGCTATACAAGAGTGCGGCATGGCGTAAGTGTCGTGCTGCGTACATCGTACAGGTGCATGGCTTATGCGAACGATGCAAAGAGCCTGGAAAGATTGTGCATCACAAGGTACACATCAACAGCAGCAACATACATGATCCAGAGATTACGTTGAACCATATGAACTTAGAGTATTTATGCCAAACGTGTCACAACCAAGAGCACCATGAGAAATATAGTCCGGTGCGTCAGGGCGTGAAGTTTGATAGTGAAGGCAATCTAATATCTATAAAGGACTGAAGAGAATCATGAAAACTGTAGGAGACAATGTTAGATGTTCAAAAGGTAATATCATCAAACTACATGATGTATGCCGTTCAATTAGCACAGATGAAGTTGTAGTCATTGTTAGTGGCATGAACAAGGTGCATCAGTTAGAAGGTTTAGGTGCAGTACTAGATGGAACTCGATAGTCTACAAAATGCAGTAATGGCTAGCGTATTAATGGCATCATTCCCGGAACTCGAACAGCAATATGATTTAACGCAAGAGCAAGTGTGCTATCTGCATAATTGTTTTGACAATATCCAAGATGAATTTTCACCGAAACAAATGCGTGAAGCGACAATTTCTTTATCTAAAAAAGTATTTACTAAATTTATTGAGGATTTTTCTAACGAGGAAGCCCCCCTATAAATAATTAAAAAGCCCGTAAACATGGGACCGAGAGGGTACCCTCATGTAATGCACAGGTTTCGCGCGTGACCCCCCTCCCCAGGAAAGAAGGTGATTTTTATGCCAGTAAAGAAAGAATTGACGAAAGCAGAGCGAATTATCAAAGAAGAACGTCGATTGAAACGGAACTATAAGGAAATTCAAAAAGATAAATTAGCGGTAGCCGATGGACTCATTCGGCGTGCTGCTTTTATGCGAGTGACACTTGAAGTTATGGAAGTAGATCTCGACGAACATGGATTTGTGGAATTGTTTAGTCAAGGCGAACAAGAGCCATATGAAAGAGAGCGTCCCGTTGCTCGGCAGTACCAACAAATGAATAAAAACTATCAATCTATCATTAAGCAGCTAACAGATTTGCTTCCAAAGGAAATTGTGAAGAAGGCTGAAAGTGATGGCTTTGATGATTTTGTGAATCGACGTGCTTAAATGTTATCCAGTTGCTTATAACCCTATTATTGATTACTACAACAAAATTGAAGCGGGCGATATTGTTGCTGGTACGAAGGTGAAGCAAATTTATAAGCATTTAGTACAGCGGATTTATGAGCAGGTTGGTGAATTTGAGTATCGGCCAGAGCGCGCCAACCATGTGATTGAGTTTATTGAAAACTTTTGTAAGCATAGTAAAGGGAAATGGGGCGGCCAACCGATTGAGTTGGAGCTTTGGCAACAGGCATTTATTGCTGCCTCTTTTGGTTTTGTTCATAAAATTGATGGTACAAGGCAATATCGAGAGGTGTTATTAGTTGTTGCACGTAAAAATGGCAAATCAACTATTGCATCGGGGCTAGGGCTATATTTACAAACGGCTGATGGCGAACCTGGTGCTGAAGTTTATGCTGTGGCCACGAAAAAGGACCAAGCAAAATTAGTTTGGGCCGATGCCAAGCGAATGGTAACTAAATCACCGGCACTAAGAAAACGCATTAAGCCATTAGTTTCGGAACTGCGAGCAGATTTTAATGATTCGACTTTTAAACCACTTGGCTCTGATAGTGAGACATTGGACGGTTTGAATGTGCATGGCGCACTAATGGACGAAATTCACGCTTGGAAGGACAAAAACTTGTATGACGTTATTGTCGATGGTACGTCGGCGAGGGAGCAGCCACTTATTTTTATGATTACAACGGCTGGCACTATTCGAGAATCTGTCTATGATATGAAATACGATGAAGCGGTGATGCTGCTCAATGGATTGGCAGACCCTGATGGCTATAAAGACGAACGCTTTTTGCCAATTATTTATGAGTTAGACAAGCGTGAAGAATGGATGGACGAAAATGCGTGGCAGAAAGCGAATCCGGGGCTTGATACAATTAAGCGCCGCGATACGCTGCGCACGAAAGTAAATAAAGCAAAGTCCAATCCAATGCTAGTGAAAAACCTTGTCACAAAGGATTTTAATATTCCAGAAACGATAAGTGAAGCATGGCTGACATTCGAAGAACTCAATAATCCAGCTAGTTTTGATTTACAGCAGTTGAAACCTAAATATGGCATTGGCGGCACCGATTTATCAAAGACAACGGATTTAACTGCAGCCAAAGTTATTTTTATGGTGAAGGGCGATCCACAAATTTATGTGAACCAAATGTATTGGCTGCCAGAGGAATTACTAGAAGCGCGCGCGAAAGAGGACCGCATACCATACGATTTATGGTATGAGCGTGGTTTATTGCGTGTTACACCTGGTAATAAGGTGCATCCGAAGTTTGTTACAGAGTGGTATTTGGAGCAGCGTAATGAGTATGGTATTTATTTACCTTGGATTGGTTATGATGCCTGGTCAGCTGAATATTGGGTTGAGGATATGAAAGGTCATTTTGGTTCGGAGGCAATGATACCTGTTCATCAAGGGAAAAAGACGTTGTCAGGTCCAATGTACAATTTAAAAGCCGATTTGGTAGCAAATACGATTAATTATAATAACAATCCTATCGATAAATGGTGCCTGTCAAATACGGCCATTGAAATGGATAAAAACTTAAATATCCAGCCAACTAAGACAAAGAATCAGCGCCGCCGTATTGATGGCACCGCAGCACTCTTAAATGCTTATACGATTTTGCAAGATAAGAGCGCCGAGTATTTGCAGATGATTTAGGAGGTGAATCATGGGGCTATTCGAAAAAATATTTGGAAAGAAGTCAGAGCCAAGTGTAGGGAGTCGATTTGAATTGATTCAAGACACTGGTAATGGCTTTTTTCAATGGGATGGAAAGCTGTATAAGTCCGATATTATTCGGTCAGCTATTCGGCCAAAAGTAAAAGCGATTGGAAAGCTTGCAGCAAAGCATATCCGACAAAACGAAAAAGAATTTAAAGTGAATCCAAACGTAAATATTCGATTTTTGTTAGAAGAACCGAATCCAATTATGACGGGCCAAGTATTTCAAGAAAAGATGGCCACGCAATTAGCACTTAACAATAATGCATTTGCCTATATTAAGCGAGATGAACGTGGTCTACCGGTTGAAATTTACCCAGTACCGGCTGCGAGCATCGAATTGAAAGAGGGACCAAGTGGAGAAATTTTTCTCCGCTTTTTATTTTTGAATGGCCAAAGAATGACTGTACCTTATGAGGACATTATCCATTTAAGAAACGATTTTAATGATGATGACTTTTTTGGTACACATCCTGGAGAAGCATTAAGCGATTCTTTACAAATTGTTGCAACAGCTGACCAAGGCATCGTTAAGGCAATCAAAAATAGCGCCTCTATTAAATGGCTAATGAAATTTAAAACGATTTTACAGCCAACAGATATGGAGAATGAAGTGAAGCGGTTTACCGAAAACTATTTATCGATTGATAAAAATAGTGGCGGTGCGGCAGCGGCAGATACGCGCTATGATTTACAACAAGTTAAAAATGATGCGTATGTGCCAAATGAAAAGCAAGTAGATAATACAACAAAACGCATTTATTCGTTCTTTAACACAAACGAAAAAATCGTGCAGTCGAATTATACCGAAGATGAATGGAATGCCTATTATGAGGCACAAATTGAGCCAGATGCACTGCAATTGGCAAATGAGTTCACACGTAGGTTATTCACGCGTAAAGAACGTAGCTTTGGAAACAAAATTATTTTTGAAGCAGCCAGTCTGCAATATGCATCGATGAGTACAAAAATGAACCTTGTACAAATGGTCGATAGAGGGGCGCTCACACCAAATGAATGGCGTTCGATTTTATCATTAGGACCAATCGAAGGTGGAGATAAAGCAATTCGCCGTCTAGATACGGCTGAAATCAATGCCAAGAAGGGAGGTGAAAAAGATGGAAGCAACGGAAAAGCGCAACCTGACGACAAATCAAGTGGAGATTCGTGAGGATGAAGGCGGTCAACGTGTATTAACCGGCTATGCGGTCAAATGGGAAATGAAGTCCGTACCAATGGGATATTTTCAACGATTTAAAGAGCAGTTTAAACGTGGAGCTTTTACGGAATCATTAACGAATGATGACCAAAAGGCGTTGTGGTCACATGATACATCTAAAGTGTTAGGCCGTACTAAAAACGGAACGCTACGTTTGTTTGAAGATGATTTAGGATTACGTTTTGAGCTTGATTTACCGGATACAACATTAGGTGACGATGCTTATAAATCAATTAAGCGTGGCGATGTGGACGGCGTTTCATTCGGGTTTAGTATGTTAAAGCAAGAATGGGATGAAGCAGATCCTGACAATGTTGTTCGAACCGTTACAAAAGCGAAGTTACTTGAAATTTCACCAGTAGCATTCCCGGCTTATCCAGATTCACAAGTAGCTGCACGATCTCATGACCCATATCAAGAGCATATGGAATTAAAAGGGCGACAAGAACGCCGTCAACGATTACTATTAAAAACTTTCCTATAGAGGTGACATAATGAATAAACGATTAAAAGAAATTTTACAACGCAAAGCGGAAATTCGTTCGGCGTTAGAAGGCAATGAGCAAGTTGATTTAGATGCTTTTGAAAAAGAATTACGTGAATTAGATGAAGAGTACGAAGCGGTGGAAAAACGCGAGAAATTAATGCAGCAAGCGGAGCAAATTAATAACGGCGAATTAGAATCTCGTACAATCAGCACGTTCAATATGACAGGCCAACCTGAAACACGTTCGCCAGAAGAATCTGAATTAGCATATCGAAATGCATTCATGGATTTTGTATTACGTGATGCACCTATTCCAACCGAATTACGTGAAACAACGAATACGGGTGACATCGGCTCGGTCATTCCGCAAACGGTGCTAAATCGCATTATTGAAAAGCTAGATGCATCAGGGATGATTTTGCCTCTTATTACGAATACATCGTTTAAGGGCGGCCTTACAATTCCATTATCTACAGTTAAGCCAAAAGCGACATGGGTGGCAGAAGGTAGTGGCTCTGCAAATCAAAAGAAAACAACAGGTTCTATTACGTTCAACTACCATAAATTACGCTGTGCTGTAGCGGTGACATTAGAAGTTGAAACGATGGCACTAGCTGTTTTTGAGCAAGTGCTCGTAAACAATATCGTTGAAGCAATGACAATTGCGCTTGAACAGGCGATTATTTCGGGTGATGGTATTGGCAAACCGAAAGGGATTTTAGCTGAAACTCCAAATGAAGGGCAGCTATTAGACGTGGCCAAAATTGAATATCAAACGTTAGTCGATGTAGAAGCAGCATTACCGCTAGAGTACGAAACAAATGCAGTCTATGTAATGACAAAGAAAACGTTCATGAAGATGGCCAGTATTAAAGATGAAAATGGTCAACCAATTGGACGCGTAAACTATGGTATTGCAGGGGCTATCGAGCGCTCGCTACTTGGCCGTAGTGTTGTACTGTGCAATTACCTTGATTCATTTGATTCAGCTGCAACAGGTAATCCGTTCGCATTCTTGTACAATTTCAAAGACTATATCTTAAATACAAACTACCAAATGGGTGTTAAAAAGTATGAAGATAATGAAACGGACGATTTGGTAACGAAAGCTATTATGATTGCAGATGGTAAATCGGTTGATAATGGCTCATTAGTTGTATTAAATAAGGCAGCTGCTATTTAGGAGGGGAACTGTATGAAACATCGTGTGTTAAAGGCATTTATCGATAAGCAAACGCTAATCGGTTATAACGAAGGCAATGCGTATGAATCAACTGATTCAGAACGTGTTGCTTTTTTAATTGAGAAAGGCTATATCGCTGGCGAAACAGAGTTTGTAGAAGAACTTGATTACGTTGAGTTGAAGCAAATTGCTAAAAATTTAGGCATCGAAGGCTATAACAAAATGAAGAAAGAAGCTTTGTTAGAAGCGGTGCAGCAACATGGACCAATTACTTCAGAAGATTAAAACAAGCCTACGCATTAAGCATGACAAATTGGATGATGAATTATTGGCAACGATTGAAGCGGCGCTAATCGATTTGAAGCTAGGTGGTATTCATAAGTTGGATGTAGACGATGCTTTAATTTATCGAGCTATCCAGTTATATTGTAAGGCTTCATATGGTATGGCAGGAGAGGCTAGTGATAAATACCAAGCCTCATACGACATGCTGAAAATTAGTTTGGCGTTGGCAGGTGATTACAATGGATATGCTCAATGATGTAGCAGAATTGATGCAAGAACAAATTATAAAAACTTCATTAGGACAAGAAAGAAAAAGTTTTGTTCCTAGCGAAGTATTTTGTAAAAAGAAAAGTGTTACGCGAACAGAATATTTTACTGCTGGTCAATCGGGTTTGCGTCCATCCGCTATGTTTAAAGTGCATTTACTAGATTATGATCAAGAACTTTATATTCGCCATGAAGAAAAGATTTACAGTATTTATCGCACATTTGAAAATGGTGATTTTATCGAACTTTATTGTGAGGTGAGAAGCGGTGCAAATCAATCAACTGAATAATGCCATCATGGAAGAACTTAATCGCTATGCTCATGTGGCCAAAGAAGAAGTAGAAGAATTGGCGGAACGAACGGCTAATGAAGGTGCTGCCACATTGAAAAGCACAAGCCCTAAGCGAAAAGGAAAATATGCAAAAAGTTGGCGTGTGAAAAAAGTAGGCACCAGCTTTGTTATTCATAATTCCAGACACTATCAGCTTACGCATTTACTTGAAAAAGGTCATGCAAAAGTCAATGGTGGACGGGTTGCGGCAAGACCACATATTCAACCTGTTGAACAAGAAGCTATTGAGCAGTTTTTAAATGGTTTAAATGAGGTGCTAGGAGGATGACTTTACAACAGCTTTATAACATTCTTCAAACGCTAAATTTACTGGTGGCTTATCATCATTTTGAAAGTCGGCAACCATTGCCTTTCATTGTTTACTTGAATGATTCCGACAGTACAGTAGGTGCTGACAACAAAGTATTCTATAAAGAAAAGCATGTAGATGTTGAGCTTTATATGGCTGAAAAAGATGAAGCATTAGAAATCCAGCTAGAAACATTACTGGATAATCATGAAATCTTTTATGAGGACCCAGATGAAATTTTTATTGAGGAAGAAGGCGTGTTTAAACGCACGTACTATTTAACAATTTAGGAGGAACAATAATGAAAAAAGAAAACAAAGTCACGTTTGGCTTGAAAAACGTACACTATGCGCCAATCACCGAAACAGTGGATGGCAAAGTTACTTATGGCACACCGGTACGCATTCCGGGTGCTACAGAAATGTCTACAGATCCAGCAGGTGAATCATCAAGCTTCTTTGCAGATGATATTAATTTTTATGAAGCAATTGCCAACCAAGGTTATGAAGGTAACTTTAACTTTGCGAAATTACCAATTTCATTTTACACAGATATTTTAGGTTACACGCTTGTAAACGGTGGTTTATACGAAAATGCGAATGCAAAAATTAAACCATTTGCACTTTTATTCGAAATTGATGGCGACCAACAGGCAGACCGTTTTGTTTACTACAATGTGAGCGCAAACCGTCCTGGTACATCTTCTAAAACAAAAGAAGATTCTACAGAAGTAAATACGGTTGAATTGCCGTTTAAAGCGACACCGCGAGCTGACGGTGCGATTAAGTGGGTAACGGGTCCAGAAACACCACAAGCTGTATATGACGCATTCTATACTAAAGTAACAGAGCCAGTGGAAATTCCAGAAATCTAGCATTAGGGGGCTATTGACATGACAAAAATTAAAATTGGGAAGGAGAGTGTTCGCTTTGAAGCGAATGCTCTTTTTCCTGTTAAATATAAACAGTTAACAAAGCGCGACATTTTTAAAGATTTAAAAGTAGTTGAAAATATGCAACATGCTAAGTCATTTGAGGATTTAAATATCGATATTTTATATGACATTGTGTATGTGCTCGCTTGGTTTGCGGACCGTACAATTCTAGAGCGCGATGAATGGTTGCTACAATTTGATGAATTTGATGTGTTTGAAGTGATGCCACAAGTCGTTAATTTATTAGTTGATTCATTAAATGCAGGCGCTAAAAAAAACAAACCGGTGAAGCAGGGCAAGAAGAACAAAAAATAACTGAATTTAATACCGAAGTTTATTTAGCTTTGTGTCGAACTGCTAAGCTGCAATATGCTGATATGGAGATGATGACCGTTGGAATGGCACTCGATTACATTGATGCATATCAAGATCTTCATCATCCATCAGACAAAGAAAATCAGTCACGCAAGGCGACACAGGCTGATATTGAAAAACTCAAAGGGCGTTAATAGCGCTCTTTTTTTATTTGTCGAAAGGATGGTGGAAGAATGGCTGGCAGAATCAAAGGGATTACGGTAGAGATTGGCGGCGATACAACGGGGCTTGAAACAGCTTTAAGCGATGTAAATAAACAATCAAAAAGTCTGCAAAATGAATTAAAGGAAGTACAGCGCGCTTTAAAGTTTGATCCAGGTAATACAACGCTTATCGCACAGCAACAAGAAATTTTAAGTGAACGTATTGCTGCAACATCGCAAAAGCTACAGCAATTAAAAAGTGTACAGTCACAAGTAGAGCAGCAGTTTCAATCTGGCCAATTAGGTGTCGAACAGTATCGAGCATTCCAAAGGGAGTTAGAAACTACAGAAGGTCAATTAAATGGGCTACGAACACAGCTGCAGCAATCTCAACAAACCATGCAAGATTTGGCTCGGAACACACAAGATTTAGAAACTTATTTCAATGCAACGGGCACTACTGTAGCAGACTTTGCGGATGTATTAGGGAATAAATTAACGACAGCTATACAAAATGGAACGGCCTCTGCCGCACAAATTGACCAAGCGATTACGAAAATTGGCCAAGCTGCTATAGGAGCCGATGTTGATGTCGAACGTTTTCGTACTGCACTACAGCAAGTAGGAGAAGGTGGCTCGATTGCACAAGTAGCGGATGACATTCAACAGATGCGCAATGAGCTTACGCCTGTGCCATCGGTTGTAGATAATGTACGTGCATCGCTGCAAAGTGTCGAAGCGGCTTCAAGTGGATTAACCGCCGAATTAAAGCAAGTGCAAGCTGCATTACGATTAGATCCGAATAACATCACATTAGTGCGACAGCAACAAGATTTACTTGGCCAAAGCATTCAACAGACTGAACAAAAATTAAACGGATTAAAACAAGCTCAACAACAAGTTGAAGCCGCATTTGCGAGTGGTGATTTAGGTGTAGCAGAATACCGAGCATTTCAACGTGAAATCGGTCAAACAGAAGCACAGTTAAGTAGTTTTAATTCTGCATTACAACGTTCGCGTAGTGAGCAACAAGGCGTAGCACAAGCGACACAACAGTTGAGTAGATATTTTGAAGCGTCGGGAACGAGCGTTCAAGAATTTGCTCATGTTTTAGGTCCACAGCTTACTGCATCTATCGCACAAGGACGTGCAAGTAGTCAGCAATTACAGCAAGCATTGACACAAATCGGGCGTGAAGCATTAGGTGCCGGCGCTGATTTAGATAGATTTCGTTCAGCGTTACAACAAGCAGGTTCGGGCACATCAGATTTACAAAGATTACAACGAGAGTTACAAGATATTGAGCGACAAGCCGAGCAGACTACTGATGCAGTCGAAGGAATTGGCGACGGTATCAAGGCAGGTCTTGCAGGATTGGCCGGCGCAGGTGGTTTAGCGGCTACTGTGCAACAAGCATTAGATGTATCAACTTTAGATACAAAAATTGAAATTATGTTTGATGTGCCAGAAAGCTCAAGGGCAAGTGTTCGTGACGCAATAAACGGCGTTGCGGCATATGGCGTAGACGCAGAAGAAGCGCTACAAGGCGTACAGCGACAATGGGCATTAAATAAAGATGCATCTGATTCTAGTAACACGGCAATTGTCAAAGGGGCCGGTATGATAGCGAGTGCGTATTCGGCAATTGATTTTAATGAGCTTATCCAAGAATCATATGAGATGGGTAAGAGCATGGGGATTACGCAAGAAGAAGCATTAGGTATGACAAAATCTTTATTGGATGTGGGTTTTCCAGCTGAACAACTCGATATTATCAGTGAATATGGAACTCAATTAAAAATGGCTGGATATAATGCGGAAGAAATTCAAGCAATTATAGCTGCTGGAGTTGATACGGGAAGTTGGAATATTGATAACCTTTTGGATGGCATCAAAGAGGGTCGTATTCGTATGGCTGAATTTGGGCAAGAAATTCCGAAATCAATGACTGAACTATTATCCAAAACGGATGTATCAAAAGAAAAATTCCAACAATGGGGAAAAGATGTAGCGTCTGGTGGCAAAAAAGGCTCCAAAGCAATGAATGAAGTATCTAAATGGTTATCGACTATTGAAGATGATACTACACGTCTAGCTCTTGGAACAGCAATCTTCGGTAGATGTTAAATTGTGCCGAAGTAAAATCGGGTAATATCGGTGAAGGCTAAAATGGTTTAGGTATAAAATTCTTTGGTACAATGGTATAATTAACTCACTTAAAAGGAGTTGATTGTCTTGAAAATTTGTAGAATATGTAATGAAAATAAAGCATTATCTTTATTTGTGAAAGACAAAAGAAAGCCTGACGGAACTAGAAGTTATTGCCTAGAATGCGATCGTAAGCGTAGAAATGGCGATAAACCACAAGCACAAGAAGGCAATAAAATATGTGCTTCTTGTAAAACAGAAAAATCTCTCGAAGATTTCAATAAAAGAAAGCGAAGTTATGATGGCAAATATGTCGCTTTTTCATATTGCAAAATTTGCGAAAGAAAAAAAGATTCAGAGAGATATAGTCACGAGTGTAAAAATTGTGGGAAAAAATATAAATCCGGAAGAAAAGATAATAAAGTTTGCTTAGAATGCCATAGGGAATTTATGCGACAAAATAAAGTAGTGTATAAGTATAAAGAAAGGGATTTTGCTGGAGAAAAAAATCCTATGTTCGGTATTCAAAGGTTCGGAAAAGAAAATCCCAACTATAACCCTAATAAAACTGACCAAGAAAGAGAACAAGCTAGATTAGTAGAAGGTTATGGTATTTGGAGGAATAGTATATTTTCTCGCGATCATTATACATGTAAAAAATGCAATGATAGCACAGGAGGAAATCTACAGGCTCATCACATCGAATCTTGGGATACAGCTAAAGAACTTAGGTTGAGTATTTCTAACGGCATTACATTATGCAAAACTTGTCACAAAAAATTTCATTCTAAATATGGATTCGGGAAAAACACTACAAACCAACTTGAAGAATTTTTAAACTATAATGCTAATACCGAGATAACTTTCTAGATAGCGAAAGGCTAGGAAACATCGTAGAGCATAGGTAGTGAATAAATATAATCTACCCACGAGTATCCGACAATGCTTAGGCGAACATTTAATTGTTCGTCTTTTTGCATTGAAAATGTATGCCGAACTTATGGGAAATCATAAGAAGTAAAGGATAAAAAGCCTTTACGATAACAAAATTGACAATGTATGAGGATCAAGGCGCAAATATAACCAAAACATTAGGGGATGCTTCGAAATCCACATTTGATTTAAGTGAAGCAACTAAACAATTACAAAAAGATTTAGGCACTATGGATGAAAGTGATTTCGTTAAATTAAGAAAGGCTTTACTTGATATTAAAGAAGCTATGATGCCTTTACTTATTCAAGTAGCCGAATTCATCGGAAAAGTAGCTGAATGGATTAGTCAAAATAGCACATTAGCAGCCACTATTGCGGCTGTTGTCGCAGTCATCGGATTAATCGTCGCGGCGTTTATGGCACTTGCGCCAATTTTCACCGTCATAAGCACACTCATGGCAGGTGTAGGCGTAGCATTCGGAGCAATTGCGGCACCTATTGCAATAGCGATAGCCGCCATTGTCGCACTTGTCGCGGCAGGAGTATTGATTTATAGCAACTGGGGAGCGATAAAAGAGTTCTTCTCAAATCTGTGGACGAGTATTTCAAATATTTTCATGACCGTCGTCACCGCCATAGGCTCATTCCTATCTTCTGCATGGGCCAGTATTGTGGCAACATTAACAGCAGTTTGGGCAAGTATAGTTGGTATAGCACAAACCACGTGGGGATTACTGACTGCATTCTTTAGCGGTCTGTGGAACGGTATCACAGCCGTATTCACTGCTGTATGGACAGTAATTTCAACGGTACTAACAACCATTTGGACCGGTATTGTCACTGCAGGTACTGCAATATGGAATGGCTTAGTAACTTTCTTCACCACCATTTGGACAGTCGTAAGCACCATATTTAGTACAGCTTGGACAGGGTTACAAATAATACTCACGACTATCTGGACTGCTATTGTTACATCAGCTACAACGGTTTGGACGACGCTTGTTACATTCTTTTCTACAATTTGGACGACAGTAAGTAGCGTATTCAGCGCTGCATGGTCAGGAATACAATCTTTACTCACTACAATATGGTCAGCAATTGTTTCTAGTGCATCAGCAATATGGGCTGGATTGACTTCATTCTTTAGTACATTGTGGAATGGCATTAAATCAGTAGTTTCGACGGTGTGGAATGCAATCAAGTCAACATTAACAAGTATATGGAATGGCCTAAAAAGTACAGCATCATCTGTATTCAACGGGTTAAAGTCTACGATCACTACAATATTCAATGCGATTAAATCAACTGCTACGTCAGTGTGGAATGGCATCAAATCGACACTAACAAGCGTCTGGAACGGTTTGAAATCAACTGCCACATCCGTTTTCAATGGATTGAAGTCAACGATTACAACTATTTTTAACGCTATTAAAAGTACTGCCACATCGGTTTGGAATGGCATTAAAAGTGCTTTAACGACTGTATTCAATGCAATTAAAACCGCAGCAAGTACAGCTTTTAACGCTTTAAAATCAACTGTCACAAGCGTATTTAATGCTATCAAGTCAGTGGCAACGAGTGTATGGAATGGTATTAAGTCTGTAGTGACGAGCGCTGTCAACGGTATTAAGTCTGTGGTTACGTCAGTATTTAACGGTATCAAATCAGTCGTAACAAGCGTAATGAATGGCATTAAGTCGGTTATCACGTCAGCATGGAATGGCGCAAAAAGTGTAGTAACAAGCGCAGTCAACGGCATCAAATCAATTGTAACGAGTGTATTTAACAGCTTGAAATCAGTTGTATCAAGCGCAATGAATGGTGTTAAATCAGCGATTCAGAACGGTTGGAATGCTGCTAAATCTTTCTTAACGAGCATTAACTTGTCGAGCATCGGTAAAAATATCATTCAAGGTTTGGTCAATGGTATCAAATCGGGAGTAGGTGCCGTTGGCGCAGCTATTCAAGAAGTTGCTGGTAACATCAAAAGTAAAATCAAAGGCGCATTAGGTATTCACTCGCCGTCACGTTGGATGCGCGATGAAATCGGTAAAAATATTGATGCCGGTCTTGCAAAAGGTATTACAGCAGATAAAAAATCCGAGCAAGCAGCAGCTAAAAAAGCGAAGGCAGTTAAAGACCAATTTACTAACGATTTAAAAAATGTTCAGATGAAATATAATGCCGGCAAGATTGATACAAAAGAATACATCAATCAACTGAATAAATTAAAAACCGAGTACAAAAATTATGCTGATGGCATTAAAAAAATCGACGTTGAAATTAATAAAGCGAATAAAAAGCAAACTGCTAATATCAAATCTGACTACAACGCACGTTTGAAAGAGCTTAAAAATAATTACAATGCGGATCTAATTAGCAATAAGCAGTATATTAACGCATTGCAAAAAATGAAAAAAGATTATGGCAGTAAGGTAAAAGGCTCGGAATCAGAACTTAATGCCAAAATCAAAGAGTTACGCGATTCGGCCGCAGCAGATAATCTGAAACGCTATGAAAAGCAAATTTCTAATGAAGAAAAGTACAACAATGCTTCTCTGAACAAACAGATTAAATTCTGGCGAAAACGTCTTTCTAAATTTAAAGAAAACAGTGAAGAATATCTTGCAGTACAAGACAAAATCACCGATTTAACATTCCAAAAAGAAGCTGAACGTCTGAAAAAGTATGAAGCTACTTACAATGACAAAGTTAAATATGATGATAAAACATTAGCGTGGGAAGTGCGCTATTGGGAAAATCGCTTAGATAACTTCAGAAAAGGTAGCGACGAATATTTAAGCATCCAAGACAAACTGAAAGAGCTACGTTACAAATCTGAACAAGAAACCCTCGCGGCTACTGAAACGTATTTAGACAATATTAAAAAGGCAGAAGAAGATTATGTAACGAACTCAACGAAATTATGGGATGACTATAATAAAACGCTTGATGATCGCACAAAATCTTTGGTGAGCTTTGCAGGTTTATTTGATGAAATCACAGCAAGTGAAGATACGGTAACAGGCGAACAGTTGATGGGCAACTTACAATCACAAACAAATGCACTTGAAGATTGGATGAACGACATTGCATCGTTAGCCGAGCGAGGGCTAGATAGCGGTTTATTAAAAGAATTAGAAGAAATGGGGCCAAAATCTGCACAGCAAATCAAGGCGCTCACAACGCTATCTAACGAGCAATTGACCGAGTATACAGAATTGTGGAAGACCAAGAGTCAACTAGCACGACAACAGGCTACAAAAGAGCTAGAAGGTTTACGTTTAGATACTGAAAAACAAGTGGGTTTGTTACGCGATGAAACAGATGCACAACTTACAAAGTATCAAAAAGAGTGGAAAACAGCTATGAGGGCTGTAGTAAATGTAAGCTCACAAGAGTTATCGAAAATGACAACCATAGGCTCCGATGCGGTGCAAGGTTTAATCAACGGTATGCAGTACAAGAAAGACGAGCTAAAAAAAACTGTGGAAGAAATCGCACAGTTAATCGCTGAAACGACTCAAACCGAATTAGATATTCATAGTCCGTCACGTGTCATGCGACGTTTAGGTGAATACACAAATGAAGGGTTTATTGTTGGACTACGGCAATCAGCAGCTAAAGTACAATCAGCTATGCAAAACGTATATGGTAGTTTGGCGCGTAATACGGATACAGTACGCCAGTCGTCCACAATCAGCAATAGCAGTAGTAGCGTAAGCAATGATTATTCAAAAACGTTCCAACCATCTGTAGTGATCCAAACAACAGATAGTCCAGAAAAAGCAATTCGACGCGAATTAAATCGAATGGCATTCAAATTTTAAAGGAGGTATCACATGATTATTAAAGGTTTAACGATTACAAATGCTAACGGTGAATCACTAACATTCGGTGATACCTTTAAGCTCTACGAAGAAATTGACCTTTCAGGGCTGTCTGCAAACGTTAGCACATCCGAAAAATCGGGTGATGGTGCAAGCTATCAAAATACGACGTTAGAGACACGCGATTTCGAAATACCATTTTTCATCCACAGACTTATCTCGGATAAAGAATGGTACGAAGAAAAACGTCGTGATGTTTACCGCGTATGCAATCCTAAAAAGAACCCTATGCGCATCGATTTCACAACAAAGTCGAATGCTGAATACTACGTCAATGCTGAACTGGTATCATCTCCATCAATGCCGACAGATTTCGAGCATAGCAATAATGTATGGCAAAAAGTATTATTACAATTTGATGCTACTGATCCATATATCTATGCGCGTAATAAAACGAATGTAGACCTTGCTACTTGGATTCCGTTGTTTGAGTTCGCACTCGAAATTCCAGAAGGTGAAGGGATTGAAATGGGGCAACGTAGTCCATCACTTATTGCTAACGTCGTCAACGATGGCCAAGACGATACTGGTATGTTGATTAAATTCAAAGCAACTGCAGCACTTAAAAATCCATCATTAATCAATGTGAACACTTATGAAGAATTTAAGATAAACATTGATATGTTGCCAGGTGACGTTATCGAAGTGAGCACCTATCGTGGAAATAAATATGCGAAGCTCACACGTAATAACATTACAACTAGCGTATTCGGCAAAATTGATTATTTAAGCACGTTTCTACAGTTGCGTACTGGCGACAACCTTTTCCGATATGACGCAGCACAAGGATTAGACAATATGGAAATTTCGATGCAATTTAACGAAAAATTCTTGGGGGTGTAACATGGAATTTAATATTTTTCATTTTGATACGTTTGAGCGTTTAGGCATCTTGGACACATACCAAGAAGCTGAACGCTCTTTAAATTACCACGATCATAGCAAGTTAGAATTGATTGTGGACGCTACACCGCAAAATATTGAATGGTTTATCACCAATGGCGACGATATTTTTCTGACGGATGGATTAGGAAAAGTACGAGGCTATATGGTGGAAATTGCGCAGTATAAAGATGAATCTAAAACACAAATTATTGTGAGCTTATTTTCTTTAAGCTATTTGGCGTCTTTTCGCGACATCTTAAAAGAAACGGTCTACAGTGGCAATGTCGAACTTGTTATGCGTAGCTATGTAAATAGCAACATGATTAACCCAACGGATAGCAATAGGAAAATTACTAATCTCGTACTTGGTCCAATTACTGGTATTAGCGCAACAACAAACGAATCATATAACTTTCAGCAACTTGACGTAGCCTTATGGGCCATCTGTAAAAAGTACGACATTACCTACGAAATCTTTGCAGATATACCTAATAAGCGCTTTTCATTCGAAGTATGGCAAGGCGTTGACCGCACTACTAATCAGTCTGTGCGTGATGCAGTTATTTTCTCTAAAGAGTTCGATAACATACTTACTCAAAACTATGTGGACGATAAAACGGATTATAGAAATGCAGTTATTGTCGCTGGTGAAGGGGAAGATACAGCACGCAAAATGTTGACAATCGGCGGTGCTAATAAAGGTCGAAAACGTCGAGAATTATTCGTAGATGCGCGCGATTTACAAAGTACAACTAAGCAAACAATCGTAGAAATCGATGAAGAAGGAAATGAAACTGAAACAACAGTAGATGTAGAGATGAGTGATGCGGAATATAATCAATTGCTCACTGAACGCGGTAATGAAAAAGTGGCCGAATTTATCCGAACTCAATCTTTTGAGACTGACATTGATTTTAACAGCCAGTTTAAAATTTTTGTTGATTACAATAACGGCGATAAAGTGACGATTCGAAACGATGAATTAGGCGTAGCCGTTCATACTCGTATCGTTGTATTAACAGAAGTATGGGATAAAGATGGCTATGAACTAGGCATTGAGTTTGGTAGTAGTGTTCCTACACTTATTTCAAAAATTAAAAAGGCGGTGAATAATTAATGGCAACAACAAGTGGATTTTTCAACAGTATTAATGGTGATCGTCGTTACCTGGCACAAAACTTTGCATCTTATTTCGCTAGTTTTATCGGTAATGGCGTTTTCCCTAACCCCTCAAATGGATTACAAGTATATGCAGCAGAAAACATGAATGTAACGGTTAAGGCAGGCAGAGCATGGATTAACGGTTATGACTTTATTAACGACAGTGATTATAACTTAGTCATCGAACGTGCAGACGGTGTTTTAAATCGTATTGACCGTATTGTGGTAAGACTAGATTTATCATTACGACAAATCACGATTGAAAACAAAAAGGGCACGTTTGCATCGTCACCAGTAGCACCGACACTACAACGCGATGGTGTCATTCATGAACTTGGTATTGCAGATGTATACGTAGGAAAAGGTGTTACAACCATTTCACAATCTTACATTACCGATTTACGTCTCAATAGCAACTATTGCGGTATCGTTGCAGGCGTCGTCGAACAAATTGATACATCAAGCGTATTCAACCAGTACCAAGATTGGTTTAATACTTATTCGATTGTTAAAGCGCAAGAATTTGCAGATTGGCAACAAGCGACAAAAGATGATGTAGCAGATTGGATTCAAAATACGCAAACAGATTTCGAAACATGGATGTTAGAGCAAACAGATAGTTTCTTGGCGTGGCGAGCAAATGAAGAAAATGAATTTATGTCATGGTTTGATCGTATGAAGGGACAATTATCTACTGATGCAGCAGGTAACTTACAGTTGCAAATTGATGACCATTTAGAGGCGCAATTACCACATAAATGGACTGATAGTGTAACGGGCAAAACGTATAAAATTGGTTTCGGTATCGAAAACGGGAAGCCAATCTTAGCGACAGAGGAGGTAGTATAATGGCTAACATTATTAATTTAGCAACGGAGACAAAACAAGATGAGATTATTGCCAATGTAGCGAATGTGAAAGAAACTGTAAATGCTGTAAATACGAATGTGAATAACGTGAACACGAATGTAAATGAGAATAAATCAACATTGGTGACGGTAAATGCGAATACGAGTGCAACTAATATAAATTTAGGTACACCAACAAGTAGTGCGAGTAGTTCTACAGGCGCAAATGCCCACGCGAAATTAAACTATATTAATAGTATGTTGGGTACGATTAATAGTAATGCATCTGCAGCAGCTAAGCACGCAGGTATATATAAAATTAATAGCGGCTCTTCCACTCAAGTGACTGTCACAGGGAAAGGTGTGCTTAGGGCGCTCGCTATAGAGGGTGGTGCGGGTTATCTTACTCTTGACGGAGTTAAGTTTAACTTTGGTGGAAATATAAGCTTCGTTAATCTCCCTTTCAATTCATCATTAAATATAACTAGAGATACAGGTTTCGGTCCTATATTCTTTCTCTATGATTTACTCTAATAAAGGGGGCTGATAAGAAATGGTCGAGTTATTACGCAAATATGAAGAAAATGGCGAACAAATCGAAGAATACACACGTGATGGAGAAACGGTATCGCACACTGTGCGCACATTGATTATGGATGATTCAATGATTGAAGAAGTCGCGCCAGAACCTTCAATCGAAGAACAAATTTTAACCGAAACAAAATATCAAACCGTATTACTAGAAATGAATACAGGGTTGTAATAACAGCACATTGAAAGGAGGTGAAAAATATGTTATACACTATGCTAAAAAAAATCGTAAATGCCAAAACTTATAATCAAGCTGAAATCACTAAACGTGTGAATACTTTCTTTGCAGTAGGTCAGTTAGAAGATGCAGAATACCGCGAACTAATCGCTCAAATCGAAACAGTATACGCATAATCAAAGCACATCGTATAGATCGTGCTTTTTATTATGTCAAAAATAGCAGAAAGCTATGATGGTAATAATTCTCTTCCACAAGGATAATTATTGTGGAAGGGAGGTAATAGAAATGTCTAAAAAATATTACGACGCTGTGAATCAACTAGCAGATGCTATTTTAATAAATGGCGTCAATTTTGAAAATATAGGTGCGGTTATTGTTGATAGTGACGAAAAAATCAATATGACTATCGAAGCTTATGAAGAACAAATCAAAAAAGCTTTTGAAGAATTAGCAAAGTTCAAAAAAGTTGTTCCACCCGTATCTTTAAAAGAAAAGAACAATAAACTAATAGACTTGATTGAAAAATACGTTCAAAACATCGCTGAAGGTGTTGAGAATTTAAAATACCGACGTATCAATGAAGCTCATTCGAACATTGTTGCTCAACTTTTGGCTTCTAAAGAAATCGTGGCTCATTGTAAAAGCTTTCATGATTAG